CCTAAATATGGTAAAGTCGCATCGAGTGGAGTAACCCGCATAGATCCTTGTTTGTTAAGGAAGTACAATTTACCTGCACTGTCAGAAGACGTGTACATGTTTCAATTGTGCGATTCTGAAATAGGCAAAGGTCAGGTTGTTTCACGCGATGGTGCACTTGAACCCGTGTTGATTGATTACAAAACTTTTGCTAGAATGTGTCGTGACGAATATGCTCGCCAGTTTACTATGAGTCAAAATCGTCTAACAGCTTTGCATGAGCGTGCTCAAATTTTGAAATCTCAAGTCGATGATGATTTTGAGGATGACGATGTTCTTCCTGTACAATATGTTTGCTTAGCTATTTGGTTAGATCAAAAAGCAAATATGGAGTCAATGAAAGAATGTTTTAATCACATAACTCAAGAACTTGAAGACGAGATGATTAAGCTAGCTCGTGAGAAGGATACTTACGATGAATATTATGATGCATGTATTGATTTATTAGCAGCTAATCCAGCTTTTACTTTGCCTCCTCGTGCACCCGCAACTTTTAGCGAAAAGTTGCGCATGATTGCTTTGGATGTGTATTTGAGGGGTGTAGAATGGACACAGCTTGCTAAAGATCATAGCTTTAATATGGTACATGCTGGAAAAGAATCTCTTAGGGAAAAGTTACGGAAAGCATCTAGAACTTTTCACAAGATTTTCCGAAGTAATTATAAGAAATTTTCCAGGTCATCATGGTATGAGCGTTTACAAACAGTCAATCAACTTTTAGTAGGATTGATGTTGGGGACAACGCTATATATGATGGCCACAGGTTCTTCTGCCAATGGTAAGAATAAAAAGGAACCTGTCAAACCAAAGAAAGTAATACCTCAAACTGAAGCCTTGTTTGGTGAGTGTGAAATGAGGAAATTGGTTCAAGCCGAGTTTGAAGAATTTTCCTTAGAAACAGCTCATCGTATACATAGTAGTTTCTGTTTTTGGAATTGTGATTTTTGTGCTAATTTACGTTCAAATATGGGTGAAGTTAGAATAAATTTTGCTGATCCTGTAAGTATTATTGATACTGCAACTTCTGTGTATGAACTTGCTTCTTATGGTGATGCTCAAGAATATTGTGCTGAAAGCCGTGAAGAGTCGGGGGATGCCAAGACAAAACAACAATCTCGGTTTAAGACTGAGGGTGGAAAGGAGTCTGGAGATGCCCGTACCAATAATGCTAATAGGATGAAAACTGAGAAAGAATCTGGAGATGCTGCCACATCTCGGAAGGAAGCTCTGAAAACAGAAAATGTTGATATTTCAGATAACTTCCCGAAAAGCAAGCGTGTCAAAGTGAAACCAGTTATTTCTCAGTCGGAGTTGGCGTTCGATTCGAATCAGCAAGAGCTTTTGCAATCGAAAGTTTTCCGAAATCTTTATCGGATATATATTCAAAAAGATGGAGGATGGAAAGCGATTGTAAATGGTTTGTTTATTCGTGGTCGGAGTATGTTAATTCCGTCTCATGCTATAGAATTTATTAAACAGTCACCTCGGTTATTGCTAAGAAATAATTTCATTGATGAAGGTTATGAAATATACTCTGAGGGAATAGATTTCTATCCTGTTACAAATAGTAAAGGTGATGAGAAAGATGCTTGTTTGGCTGCAATTCCTGCTGGTATTGTTCCAAGCAAAGTTGATTTAACTCGTCACTTTGTGTGTGCAACTGATCTATCTAATATACGGGCATGTCGAGCGACAATTGCTTCGTTGAGAGATCAGTCAGGATTAATCGTTCCCTTACAGTTTACCTCTATTGAAATTAAGGCTTTAGATCGACAAGTGTATGAACACAAAGAACCGAATGGTTCTACGCGTATTATGCACTTGCGTCAAGGTTATGAGTATAGAGCTGATACAACCCGTGGAGATTGCGGATCTCCCTTGGTTGCAGCAAGTAAAACCCTGTCACGAAAGATACTGGGTATACATGTCTGTGGCAAAGAGGGTACTGGCGTATCAAATTCTATTTCTCAAGAAGATTTGCAACGTGCATTTGGTTCTATGCCTATGCGTTCGCAAATTGCCTTGGATCTATCTGATGAAATTTTAGAAACATCTGATATTCAACTTCCAGCAGGAGATTTTGAACCACTTGGGAAGCTGTCTCGTACATTACGTACACCAGCAAAGACATCTCTCAGACGGTCACCTCTTTACGGAAGTTTGGACACACCTACCATGGCTCCGTCAGCATTAGGTCCCATTTACATAGATGGGATTAAAGTTGATCCATTAGAGCTTGGATTGCGGAAGTGCGGTAAGAAATGTACTCTTATAGATGAAGAGACACTTCATGCTGCTTGTGTTCAGTATCAGCAAATAATAAATTCTCGCACCAATCCTTCACACCAACGTGTATTGACCTTTGAGGAATCTATATGTGGTGTGGAGGGTGATCCATTTATGGAACCTATTAATCGGCGTTCATCTCCAGGCTGGCCTTGGGTAGATAAGCGGAAAGGTGCTTTAGGTAAAACTAAATGGTTGGGTGCTGACGAATACATTATTGATAACGAGGAAATTCGAGAAGCAGTTGCAACTAGATTGGAAAGTGCAAAACTTGGAGTGCGCAAGCCAGTATTCTGGATTGATACACTTAAAGATGAACGCCGTTCCTTGGAAAAAGTTGCAGCTGGTAAGACTCGAGTTTTTGCAGCTGGTAGTATGGATTACATTATGTTGTTTCGCCAATATTTTCTTGGATTTAATGCTCACATTATGTCCAATATGATATTTAACGAAATTGCTGTTGGAATTAATCCATATTCTACCAAGTGGCACGAGCTTGCTCTTTATCTACAGCGTAAAGGTAACAAAGTTATTGCTGGAGATTTCTCGAATTTTGATGGATCATTGAATGGACAAATTTTACATGCTATTTGTGATATGATAAACAATTGGTATGATGATGGGGAACAGAAT